GCAAAGCCGCAAAACGACGTAAGTCTTTTTGTGCTCGGTCAAAAGGATGGACGGGCAAAAGAGGCAAAGCTGCTAGAAGAAGATGGAAGTGTTGATATGAGCTTAGTAGAAAATATAAGAAAACAACAGAAAGCGGGTAAGAGTCGTTCTAAAAAAGACTCGACTATATCTAAAGAGGCGTACGCTGATATGCAAGCAGGCTGGCCTAAGAAAGTAACTGGAGGAACTGTTCCTAAAGCCCAAGTTGCGAGAGGGTGTGGAATGGTAATGCCTGACAGAAGAAAAGTTACTCAATATTTTTAGGAGGCAATATGGACTGGTTTCAAAGTAAAACAACACAACTGATTGCACTGGCTGGTATTGTTAGTACCCTTGCTGGTTTCGGTTATACAGGTGCGGGCTACGTTAATAGAATTACTAATTTAGAATCTAAGATGGCTCGTTACATTAACGAAATAGATGCGCTTGCTGACGAAGTAGCGGTTATGGATAAGCAAGTGGTTGCTGTAGGGGAACAGATTAAATCTTTAAACATAGAAACAGAAGACTTGAGTCCTATTAAAGACGATATTGTTGCGTTGCAAACAAGTGTTGCTGGCATCAATGCAAGTGTTGATTCTATGTACGATGATGTAAGAAGTTTAAAAAACATGAACGATAACCCATTGGCAAACTAAATAAGGAGCGTAATATTTATGACTTGGTATGCAAAAGAAATAGGGCTAACAAACTGGTTTAAAAAAACATTTTTAGGCATGGAAGAAATAACTGTGCGTACTAGAAACAAAAAAGGCCAGTACGTTAAGGATGATCCAAAAACAAAAAAGAATGAGGCCTACACTAAAAAAGTAGTGAGGAAATAGCATGGGCGACGATCAATATCATCCAAGCAGTAGATTCGGTGGCGACATGTCTCGAAACGAAGTTGAGATGGACTTATCCAAGTTCATGGAGATGCTTCAAGAGAACTCTGCGCTTAAAGATAAAATAAGAACTTTAGAAGATGAGAAGAACGACAACCCTTATCAAAAGTTTATATTTGTAGCACAAGCCATAGACAGTTGGCGCATTATTCCTAGGTGTTTTTTAGGGGTATATATGTACTTACTATATTTTACAACNTTTTGGTTNATGGATTTACCNGANCCTAGTTTTGAACAATCAGGCTTAATTTCAATTGTTGTGGGTGCTGGGGCAGCCTGGTTCGGCTTGTATACAAATAGCTCTAAACCTAAAGTATGAAGTGGGCTTTCCGTTTGAGATAATTACCATGTTGGGATCTACTCTGTTGAGTAGTTTACTAAGTATATGGGCACAAAGTCGTAAAGCAAAAGCCGAAGAGCAAAAGCTTCTTATAACAAGGGGTGAGTTTGAAATGAAAGCTCGTAAACAATCCTTGGACCACGGACTAAAGGACAAAGGCTTTGCATGGACACGAAGGATTATTGCTTTGACTTCTATTTTTGCAATCGTGCTGTTGACCAAAGCTTGTAGCCGTGTTTGCTACCAAACGTCGATGTAACGGTTGGATACACGAATTGGAATCCGTAGGGTTTTGGTTTTTTAAAGAAGGAAGAGAAGTTTTTGAATGGATTACGTTTCAAGGACTGGTTATAACGCAATTAGATACAAACCTAGTTTCCGCCATTATTGGTATGTATTTTGGTGGTAGTCTAGTTAAGAAATAAAGGATAATATATAAAAATGCCGTACGCTACATACAAACTTGTCCCAGGAGTAAATAGAGAAGGAACCGCGTTTTCTGCTCAAGGCGGCTGGTTTGATTCTAACTTGGTACGCTTTCGTAAAAACTTCCCTGAAAAAATAGGGGGTTGGGAAAAAGAACAAACAGATACGTATTTAGGAACAGGACGAGCTTTGCACGCATGGGTTTCTTTGGGCGGTACAAAATATTTAAGTCTTGGAACCACGCTAAAATATTATGTCAAAGACGGAACTAATTTCTACGATATAACACCTATAAGAGCCACAAACACGGGTACGGCAACCTTTACCAGTGAAAGTGGAAGTTCCACTATTACAGTAACTGATTCTTCGCACGGAGCTGCGCAAAATGACTTTGTTACTTTTACTGATACCGCTACTTTAGGCACTAGTAATATTACAAACACTGTTCTTAACCAAGAATACCAAATTGCATCTATTACTAACGCCAATGTTTATACTATAGTTGCTAAAGACACCAGTGGAAATGAAGTAACAGCTAATGCAACTGTTTCTGGAGGCGGTGGCACTTCTACAGTTGCCAAATATCAAATCAGTGTAGGACTAGATGATTATGTTTTCTGGTTCAGGTTGGGGAGCGAGTACATGGGGTGATTCTACTTTTGGTTCTGCTTCTACACTTGCGTTTAACAACCAATTAAGAATATGGACGCACGATACTTTTGGCGAAGACTTGGTTATAAACCCAAGAGCAGGGGGTATTTTTTATTGGACCGAGGACAACGGAACAAGTGCGCGTGCTCAAAGTTTAACAGAGTTAGGTGCAACTCTTCCTCCAACCCTTGCTTTGCAAGTGCTTGTTAGCGACGTTGACAGGCACGTTATTTGTTTGGGTGCTGACCCTTTAAATGATGCGGGCACAGCCAGAACAGGTGCCATTGATCCTATGTTTATCGCTTGGTCTGACCAAGAAAACATTAATGATTGGAAACCTACTTTAACAAACACGGCGGGATCTTTACGTTTGTCTGCCGGCACACAAATTATTGGCGCACTTCGTTCTCGGCAAGAAATATTAATTTGGACAGATGATGCGTTGTATAGTATGCAGTTTATTGGTCCTCCCTATACTTTTGGTGTAAACCTAATTAATTCAGGGGTAGGTATGGTTGCTCCTAAAGCTGCTGTTAATACGCCAGCAGGGGTATATTGGATGGATCGTTCCGGTTTTTATAACTACAACGGTTCTGTTTCAAGAGTGCCTTGTTCCGTGCACAACTATGTGTTTAATGATTTTAATCAAAGTCAATCGTTTAAAGTGTTTGGTTATTTAAATCGACAGTTTAACGAAGTCGGTTGGTTCTACCCTTCTGGAAGTTCTTCAGAAATAGACAGGTATGTTGTTTTTAATTACCAAGAAAACGTTTGGTATTATGGACAAATGACACGCTTTGCTTGGTTGGACGAAGGCGTGCAACCTTACCCAAGGGCCACGGGCACCGATACATATAACTATGTCTACAGACACGANACTGGAAACGACGCAGACGGAACGCCTATGGACAACGTTTACATTGAATCGGCTGATTTTTCATTGGACGGCATAGGAAACGCGTACACACAAGTACAAAACGCAATTCCAGACGTGCGTTTTTTAGGTAGTGGCGGTTCAGGTCAAGTCGTTAATTTTGTGTTAAAAACTAGAAATTATCCAAACGAAAGCTTAACAACTAAAAGCACAAGCCAAGTAACCGAAAGCACAGAAAAAGTAGATTTAAGAGGTCGAGCACGACAAGCAGTGGTTAGACTAGAGTCTGATGACGATGCAAGCACTGAAGCAAGGCTTGGTGTGGGGTGGAGACTTGGAGATATGCGATTAAACACCAGACCGGATGGCAGGAGATAATGGCACGATTACTTGATACACGTTTGCCCACAGCAATGGGAGACGTTGACTCTGATCTTTTTAATAGATTGGTAAGAATTTTAGAATTAAACCTACAAGGCTTTGATCCTACAGCAACTTATCAGTATACTAATACTACTCGCGACCAAAATTTGTTTAGTCGTGGAGACATCATCTGGAATTTGACAGAAGACAGTCTGCAAGTTTTTGATGGATACAAGTGGCAAACATTATACGCGCCGGACGGAAAAGGCGTGAAAGCCGCAGGACAGCTTGGAAAATTAACCGTATCAACAAACGGTGCAACCACGGTTCCTATACTATAATGCCTATCAAAAAAGTAAGCGGAGGCTACAAGTGGGGTAAGTCTGGAAAGGTTTATCCAACGAAAGCCGGAGCACAAAAGCAAGCCCAAGCAGCATACGCTTCGGGCTACAAAGGTTACAAAAACGGAGGACCGGTGGCAGGACAACGAGGAAGAATGAGCGGCGTAGGCAGTTTTCTTAGCACTATAGCAAACATGTTGCCTGGGTATCCTATAAACATGGGGAACACAACGGTTAAGGTGGGCGGTATTCCAGGAACCCTGCTTAACAAAATGATTAACACTCAAGGAAACACAAGCTCTACAGCAGCGCAAAGGTTTAGAGACACGGGACCCTCGGGAGACATGGCCCTTCAAAGAATAAGTAGTGGTGTGTACAACGCTCCTGGTGGTAAAGGTGGTGGTAAAGGCGCAGGCAGCGGATACGGCCAAATGCAAAGAGCCAAAAACATAGAAACCCGAGGGATGAGAAGGATGATGAGACAAGTGGCTAAAATGATTGATCCACAAACTTACATAGATCAAGGGTTTTCAGAAGAAGACGCACAAGAAATTGCAAATTCGCACAGTGAAATATATGGAACCCCTAACAAAGTAAGAGAGTTTTTCTTTTCGCAAAACAAAGGACCATCTAGTGTCTATGGAACAATGGACGAGTTAAGAGCAGCCGGAGTGGATGCAAGACCCAGCATGGCTACAAGCTTTCGTATGCCTAAAAATTGGGAAGAAATTTATAAGTATTTTGAAGAACACGGTACTTTTGAAGGCGCACCGCCTCCTCGAGCCGTGTATGATGAATCAACTTTATCTCCTTTAGGAATAAGGTCTTTGCCGCCACAAATTGCACAAAACACTAAACCTTATTGGTGGCCTGACAGCTTGCCTTGGCCAGGGGACGGAGACGGATAATATGATGCAATCAGGAATAATGCGTTTATCAGAGGGCGGAACACCCGTAGGGATGACGCCACAAATGGCGGCTGATTTTATTAGTTGGTTTAAAGGCAAGTTTGGAAGAGGGCGACTGGGGCCTGATTCTTGGAACAGTACCAAAATGCTGTGGCTAAGAGATTCTGGTTATAAAACCTATGGCAATTCTTTGAAAGAATATTATCCCGGCGATTGGGACTCTTATGTAAATTGGGTAACTGGCGGGGGCGCAAACGATACAGATACAGATACAGATACAGATACAGANGGACCACAGACAGTTTTCGAGGCAGGGAGCGACCTTCCTTCTATTATGGACTACGAAAATGGTGCTATTATAACGGTCGGAGACATTAAGTATATTCTTACAAACAACATTTGGAAGGAGTATGAAGAACCCGGTGGCGGCACAAGTGGTGATTACGGGACAGATGCTTCTGGAAACCCTCTTCCTGACCCAAATGACTCTAAGTACGGCGAAGGCGCCGTGTACGGTGTAGGAGATGATCTTTATAAAGTTATAAACGGAAAATGGGAAAAAGTAGGTGGACAATCAAGCGACGGCAGCAATCAGGGTGGCATGTTTGGATTGGGCATCGGACCGTTTCTTTCGGACCTCTTTGGTGTTACAGGCACGGGTGTAGGCAATGTTTTATCCGGTATTTTTGGACAAGGCGGCAACATAAGCGATTTAATAGAGCTTTTCCTTAAAGGCAAAGCGGTTAAAGGTGCTTGGGACGCGATTGAATACGAGGTGCCCACCGGACAAAAAGAATCGATGAGCGATTTTGAAAAAGCAAACCCGCTTACAACCAACANGACACTCGCTGGAATACGTCCAAGCTATTTGCAAAATCAAAAATACGCCATCCCTGTTGGGCAGTCGGGCATTCCTGCGGCGACACACACGGTTGGAACACCTTTTGTAGAAAAAGTAGAAGAAGTGCAAGGCGGTGAAATGGGTGGTATTATGGGTGCAAAGGGACACGGAGACATTGTTCCAGCGCTTTTGGAACCAAACGAGTTTGTGTTCACTCGTAAAGCGGTTCAAAACATGGGAAATGGAAACGTTAATTTAGGTGCAAAACGCATGTATAAAATTATGAAAGATTTAGAGAGGATGGGCTAGTGATAGACAAGCTTTTGAAACGACAAACCGGAGGAACAACAGCTACGTCCTCCGAAGGACCGGGTTCAACGATTGCTTTTGAGCCGCCTTGGGTTGAACAAATGCGACGAGGGTTCCTCGACAACGCTTGGAACTGGGCATCACAGCCCACACCTGTTCCAGTTAGGCAGTACGCAGGTTTTGATCCGTTTGAAATGGGTGCAAGAGCACTGACTCCTGGACTTGGTGGATTTCAACCTTATTTGCAACAAGCAGGCGGTGCATACGGACAAGGGCTCGGGGCCCTGGGACAAGGTATGCAAGCAGGTTTTGCAGGCGCACAGGCGTATGATCCAAGCATGGGTCAAGCTTTCTTTAACCCTTACGAAGACCAAGTGGTACAAAGAAGTCTTGATGATGTATATAAAAACTTCGCACAACAAGACATGCAAGCAAGATCCGGTGCAGTAGGCGCAGGAGCCTATGGCGGCGGTCGTGGAAGACTGATGGCACAAGAACGATTTAACCAATTGGGTAAAGGCATGTCAGGGACAGCCGGGCAATTGAGATCACAAGGATATTCTCAAGCACAGCAACAAGCCATGAACGCTTTTCAAAATCAGCAACAAAGAATGCAACGAGCAGGACAAATGGGTATGCAAGTCGCACAAGGGTACGGGACTCTTGGACGAGGAATTATGGGCCTCGGACAAACAGGACAAGGTTTGCTAGCCAATCAAATTAATCTATTAAACACTTTGGGCGGACAAGGCAGAGGAATACAAGATGCGATGTACGGTGCTCAATACGATGCAGCCACTGGTTTGGCACAAGAACCTATGCAGCGATTGTCCGTATTGGCTAATTTAATTCAAGGAATGCTGCCCCAGACCATGGGCACAGGCATAACAACCAGTTACGGAAATGTAGCGGGACAAGATGTTCTTCTTAGCAAACTGCTTGAAGCTTTAGGAATACAGTAATGAGCTGGTACAAAAGACCAATGTTTAAAGACGCGGTAAACATGCAGATAGGCGGCATGGTGCCGTTGCCTCGTATGCAAGCAGGGACAGGTCCAATGGGCATTGCTTCGGTTTCGCCAGAGCTTTTTAGTTCGGCGGAGTTTATGGGTGAACCCTTAAACCAAATGTCCGAAGCAGGTGTAGGCATTCCCGGCGCAGGGTTTTTCCCAGAAGGAAACTTTGGGGCACCTGCGGTAACGGATGCCGGGATTGTGGCGGGATTGGAAGAAATGTCCGTAGAGCCAGAAGTCAAAGAAAACAAACTTGAACTGGCAAAACAACAAGCCATGTCAATCTTTGACCAAAAGTTTGATGAAGTCATGTCTGTTATGCAAGCGCAGATGGCAACCGGTGGAATGCCGATGCAAGACATGGAAATGATTTTGTCTGATGAAATTGAGGTAATGGAAGGACAAGCTGAAGCAACGGTCAAAGAAGCCATGAATTTACCCGAAGAAGTAGACCTTATTCCCGCAGAAGTGGCACAAAGTTATTTAGAAAAGGCACGCATGATAGTCAGCGGGCCAAAACAAGAGCCTTCCATGGACATGTCTATGGATATGGCCGATCAAGCAAGTANNAAAAATGGGAATTGGAACAGGGCCAACGGGAGTACAGCCAGAGGAAGAAGATCCGTTGTCCATCATTGAAGAAATGCGACAACAGTCTATAGCAAGAGAAGAGGAAAGAAGAGAAAGAGAAAGAGAAGCCGCTAGAGACAGACAGACCGATCTTGATGATAAAATAAGAGCCGGCGATTTCCGCAATGAGTTTATGACTGATTGGCAAAAGCTTGATGATTTAAAAGAACGTGTTAAAGATGTTGCAAAAAGAAAAGCGAGTTATGAGTCTCCTATTTCGCCAGCACTTTCTACAATGGGAGGCAAGTATTTGTCCGCCATGAAGATGATACCAGAAAGGGCAGGCCTTGCCGGAGACGAAGCCGTTCTTAAATATGAAATGGAAATTGAAAAACTAAAACAAGCCGAACAGCAAGCACTGCTTCAAGGCGATGCCGACATGTTGCGATCAGTTTATGCGCAAGGGCAAAAGATAGAAGACCAACTGTCCAATACACTGATGCAAAACATTGGCGATATTGAAAGGCAAGCGATTACAGAAACCGGAGACATTCTGACCAAGCAGATTGGGGACGAAAACATGACGGACACATGGCGCACGGACCAATATTGGTTGGGTGTTTTGGAAGATCCCAACTCTTCACCGCTTCAAAAAAGAGTAGCGGAACAAGCACTGGGCATTGGTTCTGGAAAAGGCGACATAAACTCACGGGCTTCTGAGTTTGTAAAATTAGCGGATGCTTCTTGGAAAAACTACGAAGGACCTGGCGGTGGCACGATGNNTTATGACCAAAAGGTAAAAATGTTTGAGCAAGAGTTTGCGCCTATAATCGAGTTTCATGGGTCAACCATTGTTCCAACAGATCCTAACTTCTCGAATGTTGTAAGAGAATACATGCAAGCACAGGCTGGCGGTGCTCCAATAACTCAAACGACGCCTTCTGCTCCTAGAAAACTCGATCTTGGCACGATGGGAATACCTATGGACCAAGCTAATGCCTACATTGACGGCATGATTATGCAGGGGTTTCTTGGTGTTGGTGACACAGTGAGGCTGCCAAGTGGCAAAGATACAATAATAACCCAAGAAATGATAGATGATCTAGGAGTATAAGTATGCCTATTTTCTCCGAAGAGGAACTTCTCGAGGGATACGCTCCGAAAGGCACTGAAACACAGCCTCCTCCCCCACCCGAAGAAGATGTACCCGATGTCCGCGGACAACGGAAAAAATCTTGGAGAGACATGGTTGGGTCCACACTCAGAGAACGAGAAATGTTTGATGAGGGCATCAACCGGACGTCTCTTCAAGAACAAAAAGAGTTTGTAAGTCCTATATTTGAAGGCATTGGTCCTCAAATCGGACAAGTCTTTAAAAACACCAGAGACGCGGCAAAACTTACAGCCCTAGAGACCGCTCGCAGAAAAATGGGTTTGTTTGAAACCGAAGAAGGACGAGAAGAGTTAAACAGACAAATCGACGCGGAAGCAATGATGCTTCTTGAACAAATCAACAAAGGCATTAAGCGTGTTGAAGACCTCAACCCCGAAGAGTTAAGCACTTTCCAACAAGGAATTAGAAGCGGTGTGATAAGTTTTTCTATGATGGCACCGTTGTTGGCGGCAAGCGTTTTTAAAAGAGATCCAACAGTAATGATTACTGGTATGTCTTTGCTTACGGCTGGAGACAGTTATACAAGTGGAAGAGCCGAAGGGCTGTCTCACAAAGATGCGCTTTTGTATGGTGCAACGGACGGCTTTATTGAAGGCGCAACCGAAATAATCCCTGCCAAAACGCTTTTGAAACTTTTTCCCGGTGCCAAAGACGCGGCTGGGAGTTTTTCTAAAAACGCGCTCAAGTTTCTTTTTCAAGACATTGCAGGAGAACAGGCAGCCACGTATTTACAAAACCTCAACGCTTATCTGTATGATTTGGACAAAGAAAGGTTGGCCATTGAAAACGATCCAAATTTAGACGGAGTACAAAAAGAACAGCTTCTTGGAGAGCTACAAAGAAAACGGGCTGTAATAACCTTTTTTGCAACACTNACAGCCGGGGGTATGCANGTCGGTACTGCTAAAATGATTGACTACGGTTTGTCGGACAAAGAAATAAGAGAGACTTTAAACCCGCAAATAACGGAACAGTTGGAACTGTTTCCAAACATTGAAACCGAGCAAACAATTGGGCAAGGTTTGGTTCTTCTTGGAGAAGCGCAAACTGAAGCGGTGCAAAATTTAAACGAGCTTTCAAAACAAAGAGAAGGCATATTGACCGACGTTACGCTTAAAGAAGACAAGAAAAAACAAGCAACGGCCCTTGAAGAAATAGACAAACAAATACTTGAAGCCGAACAAAAGGTGAACCGTATTGAACAAACACGCGCTGAGTTTGAAAAAAACGACGAGCGTTTAAAACGATTAAGAGAAATTGAAGAAGAGCTTGAATACAGTGAAGACGCACAAATCACCGAGGAACTCAACCAAGAAAAGACAACCCTCTTATCGGAAATCAAAATGGAAGGACCGGGGACCGGGGTTCAACGATTAGAACCAGTTGAGTACACACCTTACGAAATTGATGAAGGCGTTCTTGCTTTAGAAAATACTCCAGAAGCACAAAACCAAAAAGGAAAAACGGGTTTCTATAATGCGTCTATACAAAAACTGTATGACGAGCTTATTGATCCGCAAATCGCGGACCGAATCGTTACGGCGTACAACACAACGGCACAAAAGATGGCGGACCTTGGATTTACTTCTCAGGGCACCGTAGATAAAAATGCGCCTTTGGTCATCAAAGAAATGCAAAAAGACCTTCGACGTTTGGTCACACAATCAAAAAATCTTTTAAACAAACGTGTGGCTCTTTCGCGTTTAGACAACAAAGTTGCCGAAGGAAAAATAGAACGAGAAAACTATAACCAGAAGGTGCTAAAAACCAACCAAGAGATTGCAGAAATTCAAGCGAGAATAGATGCCATCGTTGAGCGTTCTCAAAACCCTGTGTTGCAGTTGCCTGATCTTCCAGAAAACTTGCAGAACCCTTATGGTGTCAACAGTCGTTTCTTTGCTCCTAAAAGTTTTATCAAAACAATACGAGAAAAAATAATTCCATATAAGTTTGGAGACAATGTTGTGGTATACAGACCCACAGCAGAAAAAGAACAGGTGTTTCGAGAAGACCTTCCTGAAGATGAAAAGGAAGCATTGCCGCAGGTTTCTTTTAAAAACATTCCGTTTGACTCTACAATCCGTTTGTATTTTTACGACATGGCTGGAACAGGAGACTTTAGTGAGAGAGCACTGAAAGACCCATTGACCGAAGAAGTGTTTTACCAAGAGTACGATGCAATAGAGTTTGTTGATCCGCTTACAGGAACATTAAATTTAAGCGAGGTGTTGTTGCCGTCAATTGAAATGGACGGCAAAACTTTCCAAGCGTTGTGGGAACCAGGCACACAATCACGGGCATTGGTTCAAATGATGAAAGATCCAGGAATGTCTCCAGTTGAAACGGNAGAACTCTTCGTAAGAGGAGGCGTCCCCGAAGTGGCCGCTTATTACTATGATAAATTTAAAAGTTTGTTTCGTCCAAGAGGCGTGCGTCCAACAACTATGGAAGAATTGCAAACAGGGCCCGAAGGACCGATAGCCAAGGGCAGATTGTCAGAAAGGCAAATCAATCGCATATTCAGAGACATTGCAAACATTCAAAAAACTTTTAGAAAAAAACATTGAACAGGGTTTGGTAAAAATAAAAGCCACGATGGAAGACAAAGGCGTGATTTACCAGTCTGGAGAGGCTTATCTTGACCCGATGACAACCATGGATCGTTTTAAAGAACTGATTGCAAAAGCGTTTAGGGGAAATCAAAAAGCACAAAAAGAATTGAGACGACTGGGCCAAGGAGAGTTGGTTGATGCGATTGTAAAAGGAAGAAAAAGAATCAGCAAAAACTCAAGACGGATTATTGATTTGGTTAAAAAGATTGATCCGGAAGGCACAGTGTACACCAAAGAAAAAGTGGCCATGTTGGAAGATGCAATTGAGCGTTACATGGGAAGAATTTTTGGTGCGTACGTTTTCCCTGATTGGCGTCCTCCCAATAGGCTAACCGCTACAAAAAGAGAAAAAGATCAGCACAAAGCTGCGGTCGAGCAGTTGGCAGGAATTTATGCACAAAAGCAAGGATTAGGTGCAAACATGGAAGAGGCCACAGAGCAGGCTGAGAGAGACTTGGATATTTTATACAGTGGGACAGGACAACAAAGAGCAGAGCTTTTTGTGTCTATGTTTGAGTTTACTCCACCTTACCTGACAGCGGAAACAGGGGGAGAAACTTTGATGCTGCCTCAACTCAAACAAAAAAGAGCCGACATTCCAAGCGAGGTAAGAAAAGCTTTGGGCGAGGTCACTGAGTCTTGGGCACAGGCGCAAATGACGGCAATGAAGCAAGAACAGTTTATTGCTGTAACGGAATATTTATTGGAGCTTGCAGAGATTGGCAACGCGCCTGCAACACGTTTTCTTTCTCGTGTTCAAACACCACGGTACAATACAGAAATTACCATTCCTGGTGACGTGCTAAACCCTCTTAACGGGTTCTTTACAACAGCTCCTATGGCACAAGCGATTATGAAAACGATGGGTTACGGTCCGTTGCGTCGTTATTTAAACAACATGGACCCGCTTTATAATCCACTCAAACAACCTTATTTAAGTGCACAGGGGTCTATGGGATACATTTCTCTTGCTTATTTAAATCTTTCGGTAAAAACACAGTTTAGAAATTTTCAAAGCGCGATGTTTTTTCCTATGATGTCGGGCAACTGGCAGTCATACAAAAATCCGCGTGCAGCGGCACAATACATTAAAGAACAATTTGGAGATATGTCTTCAGCAGAACTGGATTTTATTGTTGAAGAAGGAAATATTGGTTCAAGTGTAATGCTTGGAGCACGAAAAGCAATGCTGGACAGAATGCAAGGCATGGCTACATGGCAAGAGTTTGCTGACTTTTTAGAAGAAAGTTCTGTTGACAGAGTTGAAAAAGCCAAGCGTGGAACACAAAGAGGTTTACGCACAGCGGAAGAACTGTATCAAATGGCGGACGACATACCCAAGATAATGAATTATCTTGGAGAAAGAGAATCGGGTTTTAGAGTGTTTGCACCCGAGGGCACGCAAACTTTGTCGGAACAACAGATGGAAGATTTGTTTGACATGATTTCTGAACTAATTGTTGAGCAAGGAGGCCGAAAAGTAACGCGTTCAGAAAACACGCCCGCTGAAAACCTACAAAAAGCCATTCATGCCAGAGCTTCGTTTCTTACTCGAAGAAACATTCCAAACTACAATCGACTGCCAAACATCCTTGATTTTTTTAGAATGAGTTTGGTAGGAAACTTTCCGGGTTTTAACACTGCGGTAATAACAAGCCAAGCAAACATTATGAAAACCGCACTGCTTGAACACGATTTAGCGCATTCGGGCGATTCCGCGGTTGACGCTGGTTTAAAGTTTCGCTTGCAAAAAAGAGCAGCCATGCGTGGAACATCCAATGCCGCTTGGATGGTTGGACCAGGAACGTTTATGGCAGCCGCTACCGCTTTACGTTTTGCAGGAAAAACAGCTAAAGTTGCAGGAATCAGTGTTGGGGCGACTGCGCTACTTGCTCCTCAAGCGTTGTCTCGTTTTGTTGCTGAATGGGCGGTCAACAACAACCTTCTTTTTGTGTCGGATGCCGACGAGGATGGCACGTTTGAAGTATATGATTTTTCACACACGGATGGTTTTACGTTAATTTCTGAGCCCTCTAGGTTGTTGTTAAAGTATCTTGCCACGGATGCGTATTTAGGCGACAAAGCTTCGGACAAACTTTGGAGCACACTTATGCAGTCTTTAAAAAATGTTTGGTCAAGCTACACTGATGAAAAAATTATGAAAAGGGCGGTGTTGGAGTTTATTAGTGGCGAAGACCGAGAAACAGGCAGACCCTACACAGATCCAAATGCGCCTTGGTGGGTGCAACTAAAAGACAGGTCTGAACGGTTTATTAGCACAATAGCACCAAAAATTTTTCACGAGAGCCTTGATCTAGCAAAAGCACTGGTGCTTACAGGGGAAGAGTCTTTGGACAAGAAAGGCAGAGAAAGAAATCTTTTGCGTTCTCTGGCTTATACTTTAGGTTTTAAGACCGATCAAATTTCTCCCAAAGAAATCATCAACGACTATAAAATTTCTGGTTTTAACAACGCATTGAGCACTAGCGAATCGTGGGCCAAGAGTGTTTTCTATCGAGCCGAGGGCCGCGAACTGGGTTACGACGACATGCCGGCGATGGTCGCAGCTTACGACGAGTTGCAACGACAACATTTTGAACAAGTGAGAGATTTGCGTTTAGATATTCATTGGATGGCACCCATTCTCGGTACTTCCCCTGCTGAAACATTTAATTATCTTGTAGAAAAAGATCGTATCAAATCTCTACGAAAAGCGGACAGAGCAAACATCATACCGGACCGCAGCGACAATCCGTTGTATGTGCCAACAAGCATTTCTAGTTTTGTAAAAGCCTATGATGATGAACTTAGAAACGTGCAATCAAAAAATCCAGATCTTTTGTCTGACCAAGAAATAAGCGAACGGGTCAGCACTTTGGCGACAAGAATAGAAAGATTGTCCTACAACAAGTGGGCAGAACAGCCGATTGCGTGGACATGGCAGGGAGTAATTCAAAAAGCAGCAGAATTTGATGAAAACAAAAAGAACAAAGACATTACTGCTCGAACACCTATTTTTTCCGAGCAAGAATTAATTGAGGGGTATTCTATAAAAGACTAAACCTTTCTACTCTGTCGTTCCAAGCGTCCACGGCACGTTCAAATTCTCTGCCCTCTAAAACAAATTCTTGGTAGAAACAATCCACTGAACACATCATTATCACGCCTTTCTTGATTTCGGTGCCGTGCAGTGCGTTATGTGCTGTTGCATAAGCGGCAAGTTGTTGAAAGTAGTCCCAGACGTAGCGTCTGCTTTTCTTGGGTATGTTGGTTTGTTTGAAATCCATGATGGCTTCTTCGCCTAAGTGTTTCCCGATTACATCAGCGGTGCCTGCGTAGCGGCCAGGATAATACAAAGGCACCTCACAGCCGTACACTTGATCGATGGAAGGAAAGCCTTGGTCCATGATGGTACAAGCCATTTTATATGCTCTCTTCTTTTCGGGTGTCTCTGGGTAATAGTCCCAAATGTCGCCTTCTTTAAGTTGTTGCTCAAGAATTGCGTGCATTTCACTACCGCGAGCCGCGGCTTCGTTTCGTATACGGTCCGCTTCCTTTTGCCCAACTTTCTCAATCCACTTCTTTATGCTGTCTCCGTCTTTGGTTCCAGACAAAATGGTGGTAACAGAAGGCAGCCGCTCTTCGCCGTAAATGTAGAGACGTCTACCGTCCTCTGTTTCTTGAGTCAGGTCTACGTATTCATACGGTGATTCGTATAAAATCTCGTGTTTCATTTAAGCTACTTGATTTTTTCTTTTGCGGCCATTTCTTTAATGGCTTGTGCAAATACGTTGCTTGTAGGACGTTCCGTTGCTTCACCTATTTTTCTTGCAAGTTCTACAATTTCTTTTCGTATTGCTACACTTTTCCACTTATCAGTATTCATTTTTGCTCCTTAAGGGTTTGTCTGATAGATTATAATATAAGTCTCCTAATATATACAACATATATTAGGACATAGAATCGCCCCAATTTTTTCCAGTTTCTGCGTCTACTTTGTTCGGCACTTCGAGTTTGAAACGGCCTCTTCCATAATCTTTGCAATCGCCTCAACTTCCTTTTTACTGGACACAGAAAAAACAAGCTCGTCGTGTACCTGCAATAGAGGTGTGTAGGACGCATTGTAGCAGTCTAACATCGCTTTCTTTGTCATGTCTGCGGCTGACCCCTGGATTAGTTTGTTCAACGCCTTATAAACGAAAGCACGTTTAATCTCTCCGTTGTACTCGTGCATTGCTTCTTTGTATTTCATAGGTCGACCGGTGCCGTATTGCTTTGGTTCCCACATATCAAAGTGACAACGCCTGCCTAAAAGCGTTTTTATGTACCCCCGAGTGCTCGCGCTTCTCATTACGGTGTCTGCCATCTGCCGAACAAACGGCGCGTAAGTGTTAAAACGCATCAAAATGTCGCTCGCTTCTTCAATATCTACACCCAACTGGTCTGCAAGCTTGCCTTTGCCCATGCCGTACATAATACCAAGACCAATTGTCTTAGCCGTCTTACGGTCAATGCCTACCAGATCGGCAACCTCTTGGTGAAAGTCTGCCTCTCCGTTGATGTATGCCTCTGCAACTGTGTCCGCCCCGTCATACCTAACGCGGCTCGCAAAATGCGTCAAAATTCTGGGTTCTTGTTGAGAAAAGTCAGCGGAACACCACTTCTGTCCTTCTTCTGGAAGAAACAAAGAACGAATCAAAGGTCCCAACTCTTTGTCTCTGGCAGGAACTTGTTGTAAATTTGGGTTTGACATGGACAAACGACCTGTCACAGTGCCTCCAGTCTCTCCTTTTAACTGTCGAATGTCTGCATGAATACGCCCGTTGTGTGCGTGTTTAATGATCGTGTCTATAAATGTTTTGTGGGCTTTGTTTAGTTCCCGTATACGCATAATCATTTGTGCGACAGGATGTTTTTGGTTTGCTAAAAACGCTTTGGTAAAGCTTGGCGAACCTTTTGCTGTGTGGTTGTACGGAATTTCGCACGCATCAAACACTTGAGCCACAGAGTTTGCTGCCCAAACACGCACGTCTTTTACACCAGAAACAACTTGAACCTCTTTTAGTGTTTTCTTTTCTTGGGCCATCAGTTTTTTCTTTAGCTTGTCTGCTTGATCTAGGTCCACTCGTACTCCCGTCATCTTCATGTTAAACAAAACGGGAAACAAATCTGTCTCTAGGTCAAATATGTTCCAAAGGTTTTGTTCTTCTAAATGAATTTTAAAATGATTCCAAAGTTTAAGTGTCAGTGCTGCATCTTGAGTTGCATAGGTGCCAACATAAGAAGAAGGCAGACGCCACATTTCTGCTTTCGGATCAATGCCCCATTCTTCCGCCGCTTGTCTGAGTTCAGCCTCTGACTTGCCCTCTTGTAAATACTCCATTCCCAAAGAGTTTAACGTGTACCAATACATGTTTTCGTTAATCAAAGGTGCAACAACCATGGTGTCAATGACTCTTCCTTTAACTTCCACGCCTTCCTTCTTTAGCCAACCCACGTCGTACATGGCATTGTGAAAAATTTTGTCTTGGTCTCCTGAGAGTATGTCTTTTATAAACTCCAACACTCGCTTCTTTGGAAAGTTAAATCCTGACTCGTGTGCAAACGGAAAATAATCGGCATAACCGTCTACTGCTATCGATATACCAACAATCTCTCCGTCGCCGCGAACATAACCGGGACCCTTTTCTTTTAGATTGGGGTCTCTGGTTTCGGTGTCTATCGCAATTTCTTTTGCGTCCAATATCTTTTGTGTCGGAAAAATATCGGGTGGTGTCCACTCTGTTGGTGGTTGAAATGTTTTAAAGGCCATATTTTAAACTCTCGTTTTGTGCGTTAATCAGAAAAAGGTTTTCCTTTGCTCGAGTCACAGCGACATAAAACTGTCGGTGCAGGCTGTCTGCATGGAGAACCGCGCTTAGTTTTTGCGCAGGGGAAAGATCCAACAACACAGCAACGTTGTCCGCTTCTCCTCCCTTTGCTTTGTGGATTGTTGACAGAGCCACTCGTGGCTCGTTTCTTAAATCTTCATCGTTGTTCAGTGCTTTTTTAATAAATGCTCTGCGTTCTTCGTTAATCTTTCTGGCAAACAACTCTTCCCAAGATTGGCTCAAACATTCTTCTTTTAGTCCAAACGCGCTCACCGCTTCTTTTTTAGTCAGCTTTCTTTGCTTGTCTTCTTCTTTCCCGGGTGCTGACAAGAACCCTCTGTTTACCTCGTTCTTTGTAAGGTATCGATAGATTGCTTCCAGTTCTGCCACGGTAATTTTAGAATCATTCTTATTTAGCTTTTCCCAAGAATTGATCGCGTCAATCATGGCAAACGGAATATAACGAAACGTGTTGTGAGAGAAAGGAACGCCTTTGTCAATCAACTGCTTGCGGCTCTTGTCCAACATGTAATCACATGAGGCAAGAATTAACCATTGTCCTTCTTCCAAAGGCAAAAAATCCGCAGAGTGCAGATGTTCCAGGCTCCCTTTCTCTTCTTTGGGTAAATATTCTTTGCGCTGTCTTTGTTGTATGCGTCCGGCAATTCGTTCTGCAAGTTGATGCACTTCTTTTGGCACTCGAAAAGACTGATCGAGGACCACGGTTTCTCCTTGCATGTCAATGAACCGATCCGGACGTGCACCGTTCCATTCGTATATGGCTTGGTCATCGTCACCCGCGATATAAGAAACGGGGACCACGGACAAGAGCTTTTCTATTAAACGCCAGTTCAGTTCTGCTAAGTCTTGCGCTTCGTCTACCACAAGCACTTTTAACGGAGGTATTTTTCCCTTGTCGATAAATTCAATAATCATGTCAGCAAAAGAATAGATGCTGTTTTCGTCTCTGTATTGTGCCCACGCACGATCAATCAGTTCCAACATTGCAGGCACAACCTTTTGTCTTTGCTTTATCGGTGTCTTTAATCGCTCTACGCCTACGCTGTTGCAGTTGGACTTTGCGTTCTCAATGATCTGAAAATAGGGGTCTTCCAACATTGCTTCCAAAGACTTGCGTGTGTTGCCGTGATAGTGTTGGGTCAATGGAAAACTAAACACTTCTAAAAACTCTTTGATGTCTTGGCCTTCCAAGACTCTTGTAATGCCCATGGCTCTTTTACAAAACGCATGGCTCGTACAAAAATAAACGAGATCGTCCTTATCAAAACCAAAACGAGAACGCGCTCGTGCTTTCCCCTCTTCTGCGGCTTTGACAGAAAAAGAAAGAAAAGCGATTTCATTCGGAGCAATTCCTTCGTCTAAGTGTTGCTCTATTTGTCGAAGTAGTGTAGTGGTTTTGCCTGTTCCGGGGGGTCCGAAAAACTTGATTGTATGAGAAGCTTTACTCATCCTCCCAATCCTTTTTGGGCTTGTTGAGTTTGAAATCATTCGCGCTGACATTTAAAACAGTGTCTTCAACCACTTTAAGAATCCAGATGGAAGTAGCGCCGGCCCCTTTGTCTATGTACTTTGTCGCCGCGTGAGCCCCCAGTTCTTTCAACTCGTTAAAAATCTCTGCGTCTCTAATAGCCTTCATGTTTTTGAAGTCTTTTATATACTTTACCAAATCTTTGCCACGAAACCACCATTCTTGTGGATTTGACTCTTCGTTTCTGTAAACAGCCCCTGCTGCAACCGATACACGGGCGATTGATTCTGTGTTTTTACAAAACTCTATGATGGCATCTTGCAATAAGCCCGCCTTTGTCATATCCGGTGGCACCTCAATCTCCTGTACATCCTGCAAGAGCGTGTTGAGTTTTTGCACCCAGTCTTTCTTTTTTAGGTCAGGAGGGCAAACATTGAGCACTTCCATGCATCTTTGTTGGTACAAAGAAAAGTTGTGTAGTTGACGAGTTTCAAGAACCAGTGTTTGCCCTTCTATGTCTAGGTGCCATAAGGGAGGGTCCGTCAGATACTTTCTTAGTCCGGTCAAAGACACCTCTTTTTCAGAGGCGTCAATGCCGTACCTTTTGGTGACGCAAACACCGCTTTGGCAGTGGTTTACCAAGGGCGGTGTGGTACACTTATAACGATAGTCGGATTTTTCCAAACTATTCATCAAGGCATTCAATTCAGTGTGTGACAGGGGCTTGTGACACGCCGTCTTGTTTACCTCCTGAAGTTTATCGCGCCACTCATCTGTTTCTGGGTGCATCTTTCTAAAGAGCACACCATAAGAGAAAAGAGCGTCGTTGCGGGTGCCTTCAGGTATCCCGTTTAGCTTCATGTGTACCAAACACGGAGGCGCTTGGTCCCAGAAAGATTCTTTCGAACCCTCCCCGTTAGCCTTTCGGCTTTTCTTTATTGGTTTTAGTTTGTCAAGTTGTTCTTCTGTAATTGCTTTTTTCTTAACAACTTGGATAAATTCTTCGGGAGACAGTGTGTCGCCTTTTTCGTTTATGCCGTAGCGCGTGGTGTCTTCTCCTCCAAAATACGGCATGTTGAGCCAGTTTCCCGTTTGTTTTTCTTTGGGTAGCTGCTTGGCCCATTGGTATTGTTTAGGAAAGATCTCGTCCTGAGTGCGTCCCATCGCAGCGGCGATCTCTTCAAGTTTGCTTTTAAATTTAAACGCGGGTATGGGCGCGTTCGTAAATAAAAATAGATGTAAGCCACCGGATTTGGTCAGACAGGGGACCAAGGGCAGTGACATGTCTTTAATGAGTTTTTGTAAGTGTTCTACGTCCACAGGGTATTCGTCAACGTCTATGCAACCCCACTGACATGTTTCGTCGTCAGTGATTGGTATAACTCCAATGGATGTTGCGCCTTTTAAATGTCTTTGCCAGTGAACCAGGGACAGGGGTTCCTGTAATGTTCTTCCTCTTCCGTCTTTCTTGGTGCCTTTTGCGGTCTGTTTCGTTCCGCGTATCTCGTAGATACCGTACGCTCTTTCCAAACCTGCAAAAATTTCCATAAATTCTACTGCAATTTCTTTCATTTTGCCCCTTTGCTGACAAGGGTTTTCCGGGTGTGTTGTCAAGTATTGGAAAACCCTTGCGCTAGCAGTTTGTTGTTTGTTGACAAGGGTCTTTCTAAAACCATTCGGACTAGTTATTGTTTATTTGTCTATACACAATATAAACAGAAAGACCCTTGCACTATTTGTCTACCATTCGCCCTCGGCTAGTTCTTTGACCGCAGCTTTGCCTTGCTCTGGTTTTGGTAGGCTCATTTGCATTCCACCTTCCCGACAGAAAGCTGAAAACTCTTGCGCATCGCTGAAGAGTTCTGCTTCTTTGTCGGTAAGTGGGCCTTCTTGTGACACAGCGAAGTTGTAGTAGTTGCCTTTGTTGCCGTCTACCTCAACTGCTCTTACAACGTACCAGTGAGAATAAGACGGAGGAGTAAACTCACCTTTCGCGCCGTTCATGCGTGTTCCGTTGATAAGGCCCATCCATGCTCTCGATACTTTAAGTTGAGATCGTGATAGGTTCATCACGCAACGCTCTAGTTCGCCGTTGATTTCCGCATAACCGTAATGATTCGCTGTGTTTTGCAACTCAGTTCGCGTTCCATCGGACTTCGTTAGAATGTCACGATATTGCTCGTCTCTCATGGTTTGTGCCATTAGAGGTGTGTTTTTGTCGTGTACTGCAACAAAACCACCGCCGTCTTCACGCAAACGCCATTCGACGTAGTTGCGATCAAAATGCACGGGTAAGAACCGTATGCCCTCTTGTCCATCGACAACTGTGTTTGTCGATGTGAAAAGTAGATCGCCAACACTGGCGTCACTCAAATACTTTTGTGAACTTTTCTTTAGTCTGGGGGCTTCCCGGTTGTATGAGAACGATACGCGGAGTCGCTAAATCGTCTGCTGTTATTTCGCCGATACCGGCACCTGCGTTGTCTTCAAAAAGAGACAACATATTATCTTTGCTTTTTCGTAGTCCATTTTTCTTCCTTTATTATTTACTTAGTTATTTTCGTCCGTTTCCCTTGGTACAAAGAAAATTGTTTTTGTACGTCGAGATTGAACGCAGTGTCGCCACTTTCAATTCGTTCTTTTACAAACGCCTTGAGAGTAGATGGGTGGACCGCTTCGCGTTGTTTAGGTATGTGCCCTTCTTTTTGCAGAAGCTCCATTGTTTCTTGTGCTGTTTCGTCTTCGCCTTTACCAAAAGAAACCGTGATGTCGTTCTTAATGATGTCACCGTGGCCGTTGTCGCGTAGCCATTGGTGCGCAACTTCTTTGTTTTTCTCGGTGATGCGTGTTGAATAGAAGTTATCTATTGTAATTTTGGACCCGTCTTGCAATCGCAGTTCACTCATGCCTATTGCTGCCAACTTTTGTGGTAGGTCCTCTTCTGAAAGTTGTCGGTATTGTTCTTTGAGTTTGCGGAGAAGTTCTTCGGTATTTCCGATCTCTCCGCCAATACGAAGCATTTGGTCAATGCTTTCGCTGAGTGTTTTGAGTTGGGTGTCGTCGAGTTTGGTGACTTTGCGTTCGGTTGCTTTTTCGAACATATCTATGATGTTGTCTTTCATTTTTCTATTTCCTTTGTTTTGGATTGTAGAGACCAGAATCAAACGTTACCACTTGGGGGAGAAACTATGTCTGGCCTCTACAATCACTTTGTTTATACGGTTTCTATATAACCGTTATTGTGATTTGTAAAATGATCTTATCACACAAAAAACAAAAAGTGCAAGTTTATTTTAAGGCGCATAAAAAGCTTGACCTATATTATTAAGGCAACTATACTTCCCATACAAACTAACTACAAATGTGAGAAGAACAGTGAAAAAAGAACAAAAACAAGAATGTACCTGTGATAAAGCCAAAAGCGCACACGACAAGCTTAACGAAGACCTATTAGAAGCATGTTTTGATTCGATGGACGACTTAGAACCACCGCATGTGGTGTTTGTCGGAATCCATCTTTTTACGGACATTGCGTTAGGAACATGCAAAGACAAAGAACACGACAAAAGAATACGTTATGGGCATTGTTGAAGAGGCTTTTAGACACGACGAAGAGGAAGGTTATGGAAACGAGTCAGAAGCAGTGGAGGTTTCAAATGTCGTCCACTAAAAAAGACTTTGAAAAAGCTTTTGCGGAAAACAAGTATTTCAGCGAAGCACACCAAGAACTGGAGGAGTTTATATTGAGCTTTGATCTTCCGGTGTTCACAACGTATCACTTGGATGAACTGCTTCGGTTTCAGCTCCAGTTGGGTGCGTACCACGAAAGATACGGTCGGCGTTTGACTGCACAGGAAGAATCCTGGTTGAAGGAATACGATGCCATTCACCCCAGAGAGATCGTTGGATACGACGACGTGGAAGAGGAGGCAGAGGAATGAAACCAAAACTAAAATATCAAAGTGGAAAAAATGAATATTCAATTATAGATACTTCTACAAAAGAAGAAGTCGAGCAAGTTGTATCGACTTCACCTTATTTTCAAAAACTTAAACTCGTAAAAAAACTAGATGAGTTAAATACTTTAGGCATGGACGATCAAACAATTGTAGGAACTTTAGGAATGGATATTCGCACTATACGAATGTTTCGTGAGAGTCCTGAATCCATGCGACCAACAACCTTGAAAAGAATATTGCTTGGTGTTGATGAAATAAAGAAACAACTCGAAGAACTGGGGGAGATAGTATGAAATCAAATGAACCAACAATAGAAGAACTTGTATCAAGCTCCTATTATTTTAAAAAAATAGATGTTTTGAAAAGATTAGACAATTTAAACAAGGTTGGTATGGATGATTATGATGTAGCTAGAATTTTAAAAATGGATATTCGCACTATAAAAGGATTTCGTAAAGGTAAAAATCTTCAAAATCGTTCTTTTCTAAAATTGTTAAATGGTGTTATTGAAATTAAGAAACAACTTGAAGAATTAGGGGAG